CCATCAGCAATCTTCATCTTAGGTATTACCTTAAAACGTATACCCAAACTAAACGCAGTCTCTAATCTCGACTTCCCACTACCCAGTTCTCGAACTTCAATATCATGTGGAGCAAGATGATCTCCCCAGTGATAATCTTTTTGTCTAAGGACTTCAGCATAATGGTCCAAGCCAACGCCACTATTCTCATAATAGTCAATAACATTAACAGCTCCCCCTCTATAAACCTGTGCAAACCAAATAGCCGTACTATCATTAATTCCTAAATCCCAAGCCGTATGTACTGGCAATGCAGGATCGTAAGGAACCCTGGTAATCTTACCCTCATCATCTAAAGCCGCAAGCAACTTACCATAGTACGCACCGATAATAGCAGCCGTAAATGAACACTCATACTCCTGCTCATATTGTTCTGGTGTCATCTGCACTCTAGCCGCATCTAATTCTGTTTCTTTTACTAGTTGTGTTTCACTAGCCTTTGCAATCTTCCAGTACCATTGGTCAGAACCTTCTTCATCCTGCTCTCTAGCCTGTTGTAGTATATCAAAAAAATGATTATGCCCTGCTGGTGTACCTAAAAAGATAGCACTACCCTCTCTGTCAGATAGTGCTGGTCTTACAACCTCCCCCCATACCCTAGGATTTTGCATACCATACTCATCAAACACACACAAATCTAAGTATATACCTCTCAACGCATCTGGATTCTCACCTGACAATAACATTATCCTACCATTATTAGGAAAGTCTGCCCTTAACTCAGTCTCGTTAAACGTAACGCCTGGTATAACTCCAGCATAATACTTAACATAATCCCAACTAATCCTCTTAGCTTGCGTAAACGTAGGAGCCACTAACGCAACTCTTGGTCTTGGTAAAGGACAAGTTAACACATGTTTAATCATATGATTGACAGCAAACACAGTCTTACCAAAACGTCTGTGCATAACTAGCACATTCCATCTTTTCAAGTTCTTATGCATCTCAGCCTGTAAGTCTCTAGGCTTATAGGGTATCTTAACTTGCATCCTCTGAACCAGTCTCCCAAACTATCTTCAATGAACCATCACTGATCTCAACGCCTGTTCTATTCTTAGGCTCTCCAAACCTGTCTGGCAATACTTTCTGCACCTTCCATCTTACATGATGTCCATAGTCTCTCAATAAATTAGGGTCATAGTTCTTTCGACCATGCAACGCATCACCATACATATCCTCTAACTCTTCTAGTGCTTTCTCAGCAGCCTGTCTTTGTGCAGTCTTAACATTGCCATCTAACTCTGTATTCTTGCTCATATGGCGATATAACGTAGCACGACTAACCTTTGCATCTGCACATGCTTTTACAAGGCTGTGTCCGTCTGTTATGGATGATATGATGTGGTCTTGTTTTGCTTTGCTTATCATGTGTGTGTAGAACTACCTATTAACATATATAAATGGGTGCACGTGCGTGTGGGGTGCATCGCTCGCAAAAAGCCCCCCCATGCGTTCCTTAATTATTGCGTGTGTGCGTGTGTGTGTTTATTCCTTTTTATTATTGCTTTTCTTTTATTGTTATTCTTTTTATTACTGTTTGTTTTATGGTTTCTTATTTGCCGTATAAGATTGTCTTAACTATGTATATATTCAAATGTAAATCATTGCTCCCTTTATACGCTATCAAATAAACTATTTCTTTCATCACATCAATAATATTTTTTACATTGCAATATTATTGCCGTTCTTCTCATACCTTGTAACGCTTGCCATGCCTTGAGTTATACGCTTATAAAAAATATTTGCTTGTAGGTATTGACATATAGAACACAGTTCATTATCTTAGTATTATATTTTAATTTAGCAAAAGGTAAAACAATGAAACTACATCATACAAAATATAAACAAAACTATGTTAATTATATCTTAGATACAATAGACGAAGATATAAACGGCAAAACATTAATAAATAAAAATGATAAAATAAGTTATATCTTTGAAAGGTTCTATTCTGAATATAGTTGGAATATAGAAAGGCAAGGTAAATTAAAAGCAATGACTGAATGGCTATCAGGTTTAGCTTTAAATATTGATTATACATATTATAATATTATCCAACTAGCCATTGAAATGGGAAGTATTGACGAAAAGCCAAGCGAATCATTACAAGATAAAGTTTGTGATAATTACTTTCACTTTATGGCAACTATTATTTTATCAATAGAACCTACACACATAATAACAAAAGATAATAATCCGTTATATTATGGCAATGATAATGAATGTTTTACAAAGCTATTAAATATTCAGCCATTTAGTACAGATTATGCAATTAAACATGGTGGCTATGATATAACAACAAATAATCTTTTGTGGCGTTCTATATCTCAATCAGCTTAAACTTGTTACTCTTGTTAGACTGGATTTACTCCAGTCTTTCAAGAGCTACAAGCTCACAACCTAGCAACAAAGAAAGGCTATAACATGACTAAACACAAACAGAAAGAAGCTATTAAATTCTTCTTAAAGTATCCTAATAAATGGTTAAGTTATAAAAATGATTATGAAACAATTATTATAATAACTAGCTTAATTAACTTAAAAATACTTAATCATAACGAGTTTAACCAAGTAAAAGTTAATACTCATAACGCTAACTTATATTTAAATCAGGGATAATTAAAATAGAAAACTTTTTAAAGGAGCAATTTTAAAATGAACTACAACAATAAAACAGATAAAGAAAAGCAATCAATCTTTTTAGATTGGTTTAATAACTATCTTACATATGAAAAGTTTTCTTCTGATTATAGTATCAGCATTGAACAAGCTGAAAAGCTAATAGAAGAATGCAGAACCATACATGAAAGACTAGTTAAAGAAATCATTACAACAAAAGCATCAAAAGAACTTGGAGCAAGTAAAAAGTTTTTAGATGAAAAGATTATATTTATACAAGGATAATTAAACATGACTAAAAAAACATTAATAGAATATACAATTCTATTTGTATTAGGTTTAATAATTACATTAGGTTTTATTAATCCTATATCAAAAGACCTTACATGGTGGAAATTAATCTATATATCAAAAGATTTATTCTAAAAACAAATAGCATTGTAAAGGTTAGATTATACTAGTCTTTACATTAACAAGCCTGTAACAGGCTTAAAACGGCAACAATGCCATAACTAGCAAAAGAGAAAGACAATAACATGACAAACAACATGCAATATAAAAAGGCTTTAGCTAATGTTTTGTACTATCAAGCGTTATCTATGAGCAAAGAGGAGTTGAAACCTGTTTTATTCTTTGAAGAATTAACAACAGACTTTTGGACAGTTCAACAATGCCGTACTCAGTACGTCAAAGATCAATTAGAATTTATTGAAGATGGCAACATTGATGATGACATTGAAGAAACCTGGAAAAAAATATTTAACAATGAGGAGCAAGTAACATGACAAAGAAAAACGAATGGCAAATAGAAAGAGAAAAGCAACAAGCCGTAAATAAAAAAGCAATGGCAAGCCTTACGTCAGAACAGATGCAAGCAATCAAACAAACTCACAAAGCGTTAAGAGATGCTTTAAGTATGCTTACAGATTGCCATGATTTGTACTTGTCAGACATTAACAAGCTTAATGAAGCTTTTTGGTCTATCAATCATCAATTTAACTTAGAAGAATAAAAATAAAAAGGAGTTGCATACATGACAATGCAACTCCTCAACCTAGCAAAGGTAAAGGAGAAATTACCATGCAACTAACAAAAGAGCAATTCAAAAAGGTCAGAACAGATTTGCAGTATACTCAAAACGAGTTGGCAAAATTACTAGGAGTAACAATAAGAGCTATAAACTATTATGAGTCAGGACAGAGACCAATTAGTAAAACAGTTTCTATTTTACTGCATAGAATTTATCAAGATGAGAAATAGGAGAGAAACAATGAATAGATATTACATAGAAATGGAACACCCAAGAGGTAAAGAAGATTTTGGAACTTTTTATATTTATATGTTTGCTTATGATACTCAACAAATCATAGATATGATTGATGGAGTTATAGTAAGCATAGAAAAAGTATATGAATAATTAAATAAAAAAAAGAGAGCCTATCTCTATTATATGCACTGATATATCTATGCACTGCTATATCAGTGCATTGATATATTACAAACTCTAATATTTTTATTTAATTTTATAGTTTACATTAATCAAAGCTAAGATACATAAACTATGTTTTGCTTATTGCCATACGGATTTGCTTAGGACAGCAAAGCTGATTTTACAAAAGAGAAAAATCTTGTCAAGAAAATAATTTATCCTGGATATTTTTACTGACATAACCATGCACAAAACGAGTTACATCTCTCATACGTCTTTCAGTATCAGAAAGCTCTGTATAGTACACCCAATAAGCTTCTAACGTCATTCTTGCCATAGGTTCATTGACATTAGGCAACACCTTAAAAGCAAGAAGAACTTCTATATATTTTTCTTTTGTTTTACAAAGACGAGCTTGCTTTTTAAATACTTGGAAATCATTTTTTGCCATTATCCTGTACACTCTCCACCATCAGCTTAACAGAAATAACCTTGTTGCTCAAATACCCAATCTTGTTGATTGACAACAAAGTCAGACAATGATGCTAAGTTTCTGTCTCTATTAAATTGTTTTCCAAATCTTTTTTCTGTGTTTAACCACCATACTGCACGTTCAGGATTTTCTTTCATCATCATAGCTAACTGAGATTCAGACTTTAAAAAACATAAATCACAATTACCTTTTAAAGTTTTCCCACCAACAACAGGTAAATTAAGTTTGAATGGTTGCCTATCCCAAAAGTTATTTACATCTATTAGTGTGTCATTAGATTCATAGATAGGATAATAAGGATAGAATCCATCTCTATAATCTGTCTTGTATCGCCTTGGTTCATCAGCTCTTATACCTAGAGCATGGTTCCATTTACTCCAACCTAAAGACTTTAGATATTTACCAGAAGTTTGTATCTTTAAAACACCTGTGCAGAACCTTTGCATAGCATTGGGTAGCCTACCATATTTATCTATTAACTTATCAAATGGTTCGCCATCACGACTAGCTGAGTTATGATTTACTTCTTTAAATGTATTCTTGCCATCAACTTCATCATATTCTAGCCATGTGATGTGAACATTCCACCTATCAGAACACTCTTGAATAAAATCTAAAGTTTCATTCATCTCTCTGCCTGTATTTGTAAAGATAATCTTAGCTCTGTTAGGCAATCCATTGTTCGCTTCCAGTATTTTGTAAAGCATGTACCCACTAGTACGACCACCACTAAAACTAATCTGCACATTTCCATTAGGTAATATGTAGTTATTTTTTGGCATTAGCACACTCATAACCTGTCATTGTGTAACCAATAATATCTTGCCAACTATCTGTATGGTCAGGACTTTCCATCAAACGAGCTATTTTTAACGCTATCATACAAAGAGCCACTTGTTCAGGTTCTACTTTCTTATCTAATATAACAGACCACAGATCAGCAATCCTTTTATGGCACTCAGTTATATCTCCATAACTATCGCCACGATCTTGTATAACATCAGCCGTCTTTTGTAGTAACTCAAATTTATCCATAGTAATCACAACTTTCCTTAGCTTCTTCTATCGTGGCTCTAGTAATAAACACAGGTGTAAACTTACCAACATAAGCACCAACTACATTGAAATGAAAGTACTCTAACGCTTCTTCTTCTGTCATGCCATCTCTTTTCATCAGCACATCTAAACAGATTGTAC